AGTGATACGACACGGCTCAGCAATACCATGTCCATATTGGTATATTTTGAAGTTTCCATATAGCTTTTTATTTAGAATTTCATTTAGATTAATTTCGTTTCCTTCATTGAGATCCCGGGAGCCGTATTGCTCCCGGGGTGTTCATCCCCTAACAGAGATGTTCGCCTGATTGGTAGTCGAAGCATTATATATAATCAATCGTTGTAGAAGAACGATTCTCCTTTCTTCCGTGTGAGCCTGTAACCTGTGTACAGACAAACCAATATTAATATAATCTCTATCATAATTTTGGAATATAGTTGTGGCTGGCGGGGCTTTCGGGCATTTAAACCGACCGCTGATAGTTATGTAATAGATTAGGCGGCTGGATTCACCTCACTCTTTATCTGCTTGATGGCTTTCTTCACGTTCCATTCATTTTCATATAGGGCAATGATGAAACGCACACCTTTGGTAGTCCATACTGTATATACACTTGTTCCTGTCGAACCGTCAGAACGTGTGTACGTCTGTGTACGGGTAGAATGTAATCCCCAAGTGGAATAAGGAGCATGTAATATCCATTGCCCGGACTGTTTGTAAAGGATACCTATTTCTTTCATTTTCCTGTGAAGCTTCTCCGCATCCATTCCGATTTGCTTAGCCACCTGTGTGGAGGTAAGCGTGTTGACCGATTGCAAATGGTTATCGTAGTAGCTGACTTTCGGGGCTGCTTGCTTGATTTCCTTCTCTTGTAATTCGATAGTGATTTGCTTTTGTTGGACTTCTAAAGCCAAACGTTCTTTCTCTTCTTCCGATTGAAGTACCATTAAAGCAAGTTCTTTGCGGGATAATTCATGCTTTGCGACTTTGTGGAACACTTGGCGATAAACCTCAAATACTGGTCTTACTTTGCGAACGATGAAGAACTCCATGCAAGAAACGGTAAGCTTGTACTCATTTGTCGGTCTGCCACCTTTAGGGTTTTCCCCATTTTTGAGGAAAACTTGATAATCAACACCTTCAATAAACTGGCTACTATCTACCAATTCTCTAACAGCATGATCTTTTCTTGGATAAACCAACATCCAAACTTCATCAAGATTGATTGGAAACTCGTTATCTGATTTAGACAATTCGAGAATTGCGTTGAAATAACGCTTGATTTCGCTTTCGCTGCTCTCTTTGGATAAGATTAAATTATTTTCCATGACTGTAAGCATTTAAGTCATTATAGGCAACGGAAAAGCGGTTGCCATATACGCTGCTTACAGTCCAACATACTTTGCTCCGGAGAACAAAACAATAATGACTACGTATAGACAACCGCCTAATATCCTTAAATATTGAGCATAAAAAATGCCCAATAACCATTGAGCAATTAACCGCTGCTCTGCGAAGCAATAAAGTTTGCCGAACTGTAAGCACTGCAAAGATACAACAATTCCGTAAATTACCAAACGAAAATCTATTTTTCGGGGCGGATTTTTTGATTTCCTCTGTCTGAATCTTGATGGTGGCTTGCTGCTGCTCGGTTTGGGCTTCGAGCTTGGCTCTCTCTTCACGTTCTTGTTTTAGTTGTGTGGCGAGATGAATAACCAGATCGGGATTGTCGATCATCTGTTCAAGAGTGGGTTGCGTGGCGGTCATACCGATGGTGAGCAATTCCTTGATTCGGTCGTTGCACCAAATAGCGAAGGCAGGGGATAACCAGCGAGCAAATTCCATTGCTACATCTTCGTGCATCCAAGTACCCTGCTCTTTGTTTCCGCCTTGTTTTATTTCTACCAAAGCCGTTAGGGGAATTGTCCTAACGCTTGATAATGTGGATAAAAACTCTTTGGTCGATTTGTTGGATAGCCAATCTTTGGCAAGTTTTCCAAATGGCTTTGCCATTTCCGTAGCGTTCACCATAACACTATCGCCTTTTTGGAATGTGATAGGACTTCCATTGTACTGGAAGATTTGATTTACTGAATTGTTGAACATAACAATAATAATAAAAAAGTGCTATCACCTGTCCCGCTGTTCAACACATTCAGTAAATGCTGTGAGTACATTAATACTTCACACGGGGGTACGATAGCACCTAAATATCTTAAGTGAGGTCATAAAAATAACCTGCACAATCATGCAAGTTCACGACCTGCATTTACTGACTAAATGTTGAACACTGCAAATATAGATATTTTATCCGAATACAAAAAATAATTCGGATAAAACTTGGTAAGTATGTATCTATTTAATTATTTTGCGCAATATTTTTTTATATTAAAATGTTATATTCATGAAACGAACTATTTTATTGTTACTATCTATTGTTTCTGTTCTGTCATTAGCTTCTTGCGGTGATGATGACAAACCTGTTGTACAATCTATCGAAATTTCTAAAAGTGAAGCTTCAGTAAAGATTGGTGAGAAAATAACTCTTACTGTCAGCCATTCGCCAGCAGATTTACCCGCTCCCGAATATGAATGGAATTCTTCTGATGAAACAATTGCAACTGTTGAAAATGGAGTTGTTTATGGCAAAGCCGTTGGAGAAGCAACTATATCAGTATCTTCCTTTAATTTAGGGTTAAAAGATATATGTAAGATTACTGTAACTCCAATTGAGGCAACGGGTATCAAACTATCTGAGAATGAAAAGACGATGACTACTGGTGAATCATTCCGTTTGGAGTATACGATAGAACCTGAAAATACTACCAACAAAGAAGTGGAATGGGAGTCTTCGGATAAAACTATAGCAACGGTTAATGCAGATGGCGAGGTTACAGCCGTTTCCGATGGTGAATGTACTATTACAGTCAAAGTCAAAGGAAGTGATACCTCCGCCAAATGTGTTGTTAAAGTGAATCCTATTAAGGTTACAGGAGTTACATTGAATGAAACAACTAAATCTATTGAAGCCGGCGAGTCATTTACTCTGACAGCTACTGTATCTCCTGAAAATGCAAAGGACAAAAGTATCAAATGGTCTTCCAGCGATCCTAATATTGCAAAGGTAGAAGACGGATTGGTGACTGCATTGGCAAAAGGTACATGTAACATAATTGCCACTACTAATGATGGGAACTTTAAAGCTCAGTGTGCTGTGAATGTTTTGCCTCCTTCAGTAAAAGGAGTTCAGTTTACTGAATCCTCTATTAAGATATTGAATGGAGAAAATTACACATTAACATATTCTATTTTGCCTGAAAATGCAGAGAATAAAAATGTAAAATTTAGCAGTTCTGCACCCAACATTGTTTCTGTAGACAATAATGGAAAGGTTACAGCATTGAAGGAAGGCACTTCTACGATAACAATAACTACAGAAGATAGTGGGCATACTGCTACTTGCGAAGTTGTATCAGCAGAGATTTCCGATTTTATGGATCTGAGAATAGGTTCTTCATCTATTGTCTCCATTAATGGTTATATAACAGGGTCTGTGTATTGTTACATAACCAACACAAGTTCTAAAGAGATATCTCTTACTAAGTTTGAGGTAAAAGATGGATCAACAGGAAGCATCGTATTATACACTGACGAAGCCTCTAAACTGGGCTCTCTTAAGTCAGGGCAATCAACTAATCTTGGTGGTCAGATGAGGTATGTTTACCTTCCTATATTCACTTGGACATTTACCTATGAGGGTAAAGAGTATCAAGTATCTGAACAATATAAATCTTACTAATATCTTTTTTTCAGGCCGGGAGCAATCCCGGCCTTTTTTATATCTTATCTGTTAGCTGATAAAAAAGGCAATGGAACCTAAATTCCATCGCCTTGAATATGCCTCCAAAGAGGTCTCGTGTAAACAAATGCCGAAATTAAAGTTGTACCGCCAGCATTTCTCTCGCTGCCCTGTGTATGGCTTCCTCTATCTTAGCTTTTTGTGCCTCGGAAGCAAACGCTATCCTCTGCTTGTACTGGCGCATCAAAGAGGGATTAATGCCTGCGTATTTTGCAAAAGTAGATACGCTTATAAACTTGAAATTATCAAAGAATGAAGCTATATCATACTTATACTCAAACTCTACATTCTTCAGTTCCTCTGGCACTTCATTACCTTGCTCTTTAAGCATGGTAATATAGTCATCAATACATTCATGTAGTGATCGTTTGGCTTCATCAACGCTTTTTCCTTGACCGTTCAAGTTAAAACCGTCAAATTCCGGAACATAGACACTTATTGTCTTGTCGTCCCACATTTCAACAATAGCAACCGTTTTCATATTCCATTTATTTTATAATTCCGGTAAACAAATGTGCGGGTCATTTAAGACCCGCATCTTTCATCATGCTGTTAAGAGTGCCGCCTTTTATCTCTTGCGAACCATGCCTGCCCACTCGGAAGTATTTTCCCGTTTTCGGGCTGTACCATACGTCGTGTTCTTTGCCGTGACTCACGAAATAGCAGCCTATCTTTGCAGCCTTCTTTAAGAACTCTGTTGTTTTCATTTCAAAGAGCATTTGTTTACGGGTGCAAATATAACATATTTGTTATAAATATAATAATAATAGAACATGTTTTTAAGCACACTTGGATGGGAAAGGACCCAAATCTTTTTATTTTTTTTAGTCAGTATCTCAGTAAGTAACAGTTACATTTTGTTTGTTTATAATATTCTTGATTTTGTTTGTTTACTTACTTAATTCTATTATAAACCAATCTGTTAAATGAAATAAAAATAATAAATTCTATAAATAAAAAGTAGGTAGTTTAGGTAAATAATCAATAATATTATCTATATTTGCAGTGGAGAGTATCCACGGCATATAAAGGTATATGCTACCGTAAATCATAAAAGAACGAAAATACATAAAAACGGGAGTGGGTACGCCTTTGGGTGTATCCACTCTTTTTGCATATATGGGTAGCTGGTTTTCAAAAAAGGCAATGAATATGACCGATAAGGTTAATGTGGTTGAGAAGAGAGGTAATGATACATTCTATCTTACCAATCTTTTTGATTCGAAAGGTGCCATCTGGAAGACGGACTTTAACATGTCCCAAGCCATGGATAAAGAAAACGCCTTGTTGTATTGTACTCCGTTCGCTACCGTTATAAGGAAAGTGGGAGCCATGTTTGCAAACGGAAGGGTTTACCTGACAGACTCAGAGGGTAACGATGTCACAGATCCGAAGCTGACCGCCTTGTTTAAGAAACCTAATCCGCTTCAAAATTCCATCGCCTTCTTCTCTCAAATAGAAATGGTTCTCCGGACGTATGGATACTGCCCTATATACACCAATCGTATTTTCAAGAAAGGTATTCCTCGGACGATGTGGATCATCCATCCCACGCATTTCCATCTGACCGGTACCGGGAAATCTCTGGACCAGGTAGATCTGGACGGAATAGTCAAGGAGGCGTACGTTGAGTGCGGAACCGAGAAAAAGGTCCTTAACAAGGAGGAGTATTTTATCATTTACGACAGTGATATCCATATCCCTTGCAATGAAGGTGATGAGATAACGTTCGGTACGGCCGTAGACAGTTTGTCTATCCCTGTTTCTAACTGGATGGCTTCTATGCAGGCAAGTAATTCCCTGATAACGAATGGAGGCCCCAAAGGGATCATTTACAATAACGATAACAGTGAGACAGGTAATGCTTCGCTGAATTCAACCGAACAGGAATCACTTCTTGATAGATTCAAGCGGAAGTACGGGTTGATGAAAAGTCAGTTCCAGATTGCTGTCTCCCGTGCTAAATTGGGATGGATTCCCTTGAATTATAATTCTGACCAGTTGAAACTTCATGAAGAGGATAAGAGGTGTACTGAAAAGATCGCTAATGCTATCGGTCTTAACCCGAGCCTTTTTAATGAAAGTAAGTTTGAGAACCAGGAATCGGCTAAACGTGCCGGTTACCAGGACTTGATTATACCTAATGCAGAGATAATAGCTGAGGCTTTTACGGAGAATGTTTGCCCGGAAGGTACAATTATGAAGATTGATTTCTCACACGTAGAATGTTTGCAGGCGGATAAGAGTAAATCATCGGAGGTTCTGCAACGGGTGATGGACTCCATGATTAAGGGGAAACAGGCCGGCCTTATTACCGGAGACGAGGGAAGAAGCGTATTAGCTGAATATATAGATATTGATCCTGAAAAACCTAAGGGAGATTATGGAAACGAAGAATAAATATAAAGGTAGAATCGGGAAGCAGACTAAATCCTTTTCGTTTGAGACAAAGGATCTGTCCATTGACAGCGGAAGCCGTAAGATCTCAGGATATGCTGCCATATTTGGCAACATAGACAAGAGCGGAGATATGCTTATAAAAGGATGCTTCTCAAAAAGTATCCAAGACAGGGGACCGGAAAGTGCGGCCAACGACAAGATTATCTTTCTGTGGATGCATGATATGAGTGAACCCATCGGTCGGTTGACGGCTTTGCGTGAGGATGAAAAGGGGTTGTATTTTGAAGCCGTAATTGATGATGTAGAACGAGGCAACCAGGCTTTGACACAGCTTGAATCCGGAACACTGAACCAGTTCTCTATTGGATATAGATACGTGTGGGAGAAATGTGAGTGGGATGAAGGAAGAGATTGTCTGATCGTAAAAGAGGTTGTCCTTTATGAAATCTCTGTTGTCTCAATCGGTGCTAATGGTGAAACGGAGTATCTGGGATTAAAGTCTGAGGAGGATTACCAAGACCGATATTGTGAATTGGTATCTGACATCGACGTCTTATGTAAAGGGCTTAACGTCATAAAACAACAAGAGTTACAAAGGATCATTGCTAAAGCTATGTCACTTGCTTCTGCAAGGCCGGAAAGCAATCCGCCAGCAAAGGAAGCCGACGTACGTGGTAAGAAGTCCATGTTTAATAAATTAAAACTAAAACAGGATTGCTTATGAAATTAGGATTTTTGGACCTTATTGACACAAAAGGAATGTCTGAGGATGACAAAAAAGTATGGGAGAAGATGGACATCGCCTTGGCTGATTCTATCGATAAGGAGATAGGAGAGAAGATCAAGTCTTACCTTAACGATGAACTGAAAATTGAGGACCTGCGTACATCTATTACTGAAGCGGTAAAATCGATCAGCGATTTCAAGAAAGAGAATAGCGAAAGTGTGGTTGATAAGAAAACGTTTGATGAAACCATCAACAGTATCGAGGAAAGCCTTATCCGGATCAAGGCCGCTACGGAAAAGACCGGGAACGGTGAGATCGCTATTAAGAGCATTGATAAACAGATTGAGGAACAACTGAAGGACTTTATCACGGTTGAGAAAGGTGCGAAGGTGGTTGACTTGAAGGGAGCGTGTAAAGCATCTGTCGGCTATAAGAAGAGTATTAATCTGATATTGGATCGCAAAGAGGTTTCTACTGTTACAAGTACGGGGGTTGCACCTCATTACAACAATACGGTAGACACTACTCTTTCCGTTGACCCGAAAGCGGAAACAGTGATCAGGAGATATGCAAACGTAGCAGGAATTAGTACGCGCTCATTGACATATGCTGAGTATAAACCAGGGGAAGGTGATGCAAAATGGGTACCCGAAGGCGGGTTGAAGCCTAGCATGGATGCTACACTTTCTGAGGTCATTATTCCTGCTGGAAAAGTTGCATTGACAGTAAAACTTACGGAGGAAACATTGACTGATTTACCTCAGTTGGTAGCTGAGATAAGATCAGAAATTATTAACCGGATTGGTATTGCAGAAGAAGAAGGTATTATTTCCGGGAGTGGATCAGACGGACAAATTAAAGGAGTATTTAAAGATCTGCCTTCATTTTCATTAACCGGATTCAAAGTAGCTAAGTTCCCTAATATGTATGATGCCATTGTAGCGGCATATACGCAGATTCTTTCTACAAGCAAGATGAATTATCGTCCTAACCTTGTTTTGATGAATCCAATAGACTATGCGATGATGCAGCTTGAGAAGGATTCAAACGGACAATATCTGCGGCCGTTCCGTGTCGGTGATGAACTGATCAGAGGACTTGCGGTGGAAACGTCTACCGCTATCGAACAGGGTAAGTTCCGTATCGGTGATTTCAATTACCTTAACATTCGTGATTTAGCTCAACTGGCAATCACTTTTGGTTGGGAAAAAGATGACTTTACAAAGAATAAAGTTACCATGATCGGTGAAAAACGATTGATGGCCTATGTAAAAGCGCAGTATAAAACTGCATTTGTGAGTGATTCATTTGCTACGGTAATGGAGGCTATTTCTCCTTCAGTTGGTGGTTAAACATAAAGTAGGATAAATATGGGAAAAGAGTATAACATGGACCTTCATAAGCAGTATGAGGTTGAATTCATTAAAGACGTGAATTTCTTCAAGAAGGGGGATAAAACGAGTGTGAATATGCCGCTTGCGAGTAAGTTTTTCAAGGAAGGGAAAATCCGGGTGCCTAATAATCTGATGCAGGATGCAAAAGAGCTCGGATGTGAAGAACTGTTCGTTAAACCGGGTGATAATAAATTAAAAGAATAGTTATATGATCATTGACGGTACATACTTTAAGGGGACAATATCTATAGATGGCTTGAATGTGGATACGGGGGCTCCTTCTATTACCCGTACTTCCATGGAAGACTATCTTAATAGTTTCATTGATACCTATGAGAAAGAGTATCTGAAATTGGTGTTGGGAAGGGATATGTGCCGTCAATTCATAAACTATCTGAAGGAGAACGGAGATAAAATTGATAAATGGGAGAGGTTGAAGGAATTTCTGGCCAAAGACGGTAAAAGCCCAATCGCTAACTATGTATTCTTTTACTTTGTAAGGAGAAACAACGTACATGTAAGTGGTGTAGGCACAACCGGCTCTGCGGATGAAGAACAGGCTGATCCTAATGTGGTCCTGATTCCGGCATGGAATGAAATGGTTGAGATGAATTATGATCTGCTTGATTTCTTATGCAAGGATGACAGCTACAACGGGTTTTCGTTTGACCGTTCAATGTTGGAAGAGATTAACTTGTTTGGCTTATGATCGTAATAACGGATATATTCAGGGGAATAGTTGAACGCGTATCAAAGGAGTATGGAAAGCATATCTCTTACATGTTCGGGGATTGGAATTATATTTCTGACCAGCTATTGATATGGAGTAAATCAAATGCCACTGCAAAATTGAAATATCCGGCCATATTTCTTTATTCTCCGATTGAGGAGGATAGGACCGATAAAAAATGGAAAATGTCACTTAGCCTTTTGCTTGTTGTAAATACACTCCCTTCATATACCAACGAGGAACGTTCGCGTATATCATTTGCCGAATGTCTCAGACCGATTTACGAGATATTGATCAAAGAGATCGGTAAAGAGCCGACTTTTGATATGGCCTATGTAAAGAATGTCCCTCACATGTATATCGAGAATTACCGATATGGTAAGGCAGGAGTTACTGGACCGGACGGGAAGCCATTTAAAGATTATATCGACGGGATAAATATTAAGAATTTACAGATCACATTAAAAAAAGAAAAGTGTTATGGCGATAGAATTTAGAGAATGTAAGGGGCAGGAAGACTTTAATACCGGAAGGTCAAAATGTGTTCTTGATCCTGGGAAGATTAAAGCGGTAATCCTTATTCCACGTGGTTTTAAAATCCCGAACGGACTGACCGCAGATAAGTTAGAAGAGTTGTGTCATGCAGACCGACCCAACCGTATTTATCCGATAAAGACGGTTGAGGAGTTTGCTCCTACTGGTGGTGAGGCCAACGTAAATGCAACCGGCTATGGTGGAAATAAAATCACCGGATATTCAGCGTATACAGCGGCGCTTACTCTGGATAATTATGATGCCAGTCTTAAAGCCAATCTTATGATGGCAAAAGGAGTGGAATTTGACGGAGTAATTGTTGATGAAGACAATGTGTTGTTCGGAACGAATCGTGATACTACGGGATTGAGTGGTATCCCGCTTTCGGGAGTATATCCGAGTGGCCAGGATTGGGATTCTTCCGGTCAGGAGGCCAATCTGGTCGTAAACCTGATGTTTAAGGATTACGAGAAATACATCAAGACAGCAGACATCATGGCCCTGACGTTTGATGTAGTGGAAGCATTGAAAGGGCTTGTATTCGTTGACCTGGTAAAAGTGGGAGAGAATAAGTACAAGTTGATTGAGCACTTCGGAGGACTTAATGTTACAGGGTATTATGCGGATGCTCTTTCTAAAAGTGCCGAAAAATCTTTCGACGGAGGCGTATCAGCAGTATCCTATGCTAATGGTGAGTTGACCGTTACTGCTACAGGCACTCCTTCTTTGAAGAAGCCTTCTGAACTTCAGAAAAACGGTATTGTCGGTATTGAGCAGAAAGAATCGTATGATTCAAGTCTTTAACTTATAAAAACAATACAACATGATTGTAGAAGGTGTGAACTTCATAGAAAATGAAGTCGTGAAATGGAAACGAAAGGACTTTATCGATACTCACAAAAAGTTATTTTTCCTAGATAGGGAAGAATTTGAAAGGGAAAAGATACTGGGTGATATTTACGACCGGATTAAGGGTTTGATTCCGGATAAAGGTAAACTGATTGATTGACAGTGTGAAGGGGATGAACTAATAAAAATTCATCCCCTTTTAAATTACATGGGATATGGCAACATTAAGCGATGCGGCTGATAATTTTAAACTGTTTGTTGGAGGACTTGAGAAAGTTGTAAAACACACAATTCAGAGTAATGCTGATTTGGTGCAGGACTTTATCCGGCAACAATTGTATTCAGGGGTGAATGGTCGTGGAAAGCCTTTAAGGCCGACATATCTCAATGACCCTTTTTTTAATTCGAAAGATGCCGGCAGATGGTTTCATAATGCTGAAGGATATATGAAGTGGAAGATGGAAAAGACACCTCCGGCTCCTTCTTATCTGTTCTTGCCACCGCGTGACATGAAAACTCCAAACCTCAAAATTCGGGGTGACTACTACTCGTCTATTACTGCTATCCCCATTAATGACGGATTGAGGATAGAATCTGTCGGGGTCTCTTTCGGAGATGACATTGAAAAAAAGTATGGGAGTATTATCTTGGCTGTAGGTCCCGAAGCATTGGGGCATTTTATGGTTCATTTTATGAATCCCGCATTACGGGAATATTATGCAAAATTCGGTATACTGTGAGCTGTTGGTGTGATAACAAAAAAAGGATGCAGGATATAGAGAGAGTCCGAAGCCTTGCACGCATAGCTGCCAAGATGGATCACTCTGTGTATGTGCTGTACGAAAGGAAAGACGGAACCTTTGATTTTCTACCGGAAGGTATTGAATTCTATGGAACGTTTGTTGAATTGGTGTTTTATTAGAATAAGAAGTAATAACCATCGTGTGAAGGGGCACGATACAAAATTTTAAATTATGGCGAATGAATTTAAAATAACGGATATTGTTGATAAAAAAGCTTTTGATGAATTAACTAGCCTGATTGCTAAATTTAATGAAACCAAAGAGGCTTATGTGAATCTTACCAAAGATTTGGCAGGAGGTCTCAGAGTAAAACCGGGGGATCTTAAGGAATTAGCGGATAAAACAGAGAAGTATACTAATATAATGAACCAATTAGTTACTACTCAGAATAAACTGTCTGATATACAAGGTAGATACAAGGGTATTTTAAATGATCTAAATAAGAATATGAAAGAATTCTTATCATTGTCATCCTTATCAGGAAAGTTTGATTCTCTCACAAGTGCAATAAATAAGGCTTCTGATGCTTTAAAAATCGCATCTGAAGCTCAAAAGGATAATGCTCAAACTACTCAAAGGCAGGCTCAAGCCATGCAATCCGCAAGTTCATCTATTTCATTGACAAGTAGTGCTTATGCGGAGATTCTAAATACCGTAACTTCTTATGATAATAAAGCAAAAGAACTAAATGAAAGGCTGTCTGCTAATAAAATCAGGCTTGATGAAATAAGGAGAGAGCTATCTGAACTATCAAAAGAACTATCTAAGGGTATAATAAGCCAACAAGAATATTTGAATAAAGTATCAGATCTTACAATTAAAGAACGAGATCTTGTACAGCAGAATAAACAGTATACATCTCTTCTGAATGCACATTCAAAAGCCATGGTTTCTACAGCCGGGAGCTATAATGAAATGAGCGCAGCAGTAGTACAATTAGAAAATAGATTTAGAAATTTGTCTGAAGCTCAAAGACAAGGAGATCAAGGAGTCGGTTTAATAAAGCAGATCAAACAACTAAAAGATGAATTAAAGACTATTGATGCTCAAATGGGTAATTATCAAAGGAATGTAGGTAATTATACATCACATTGGAATGGATTAAACGTATCTGTTCAGCAAATGGCCAGAGAGTTGCCTTCATTAGCAGTAGGATGGAATACTTTCTTTCTTGCTATCTCTAATAACTTGCCCATAATGGCTGATGAAATAAAACGTGCAAGAGATGAGTTTAAGGCTTTGCAAGAATCCGGACAACAGGGAGTTCCTGTATGGAAACAGCTAACTAAATCTATCCTTAATTGGCAAACAGCATTAGTTGTAGGCATTACATTGTTATCTGTGTATGGAAAGGATATAATGGATTGGGTGGCAAGTTTGTTTAAAGCAAAAGATGCGACTAAAAAATTGTTGTCTGCTGAGCAAGAAATGGCATTAGGCATTAAAAAAGGGATGAAAGATGTAGCCAATTCTACCGTGAAATTAGATGTTTTATATAAGGCCACACAGGATCACACCAGATCCTTAAAAGATCGAAATGCAGCGGTTGATGAATTGCAAAAAATGTATCCTGCTTATTTTGCAAATTTATCAAACGATGAAATTTTGGCTGGTAAAGCAAAGGAGGCTTATGTACAGTTGAGAGAAGAACTTGTAGCCAATGCTATAGCAAGAGCTCAACTGGATAGGATGACAGATATTGCTGATAAGCGTGAAGAATCTCTGTTAAAAAGAAGGGTGCAGTATAACACGTATCTACAGGCAGAACAAAAGATAATTGAAGCATCTGCTGCTTTGGAGGATGCAAGGCAGAAAAAAGCTAAAGAAGGGGATGAAGTTTGGGGATATATTGTTGCTAAAAGGGAAAAAGAACTGAAAAAAGCAGAAGATCAAGCTAAAAAGGAGAAGGCCGCTTGGGAGGATCTTATAAAAGAAACCAAAGATTATGATAAAGTCTTGGAAGGAATGTCTAAAAATATTAATGTAGGTGCTTTGACTAATGATTCCAATGGTAGTAATAAAAAGGAGGCTGAAGAATATGCCAATTACATGAAGAACATAGAAAGGGAATTGACTAAAACCAGAATAGCTCTAATTGAAGATCGTAGAAAAGCAGAGGTTGCCAGTGTGGAAAATACTTATAAAGAGAATATCAATAAAATAAAAGGATATTCTGCCAAAGAAAATCAATTAAGATCCCAATATGAAGAAGAGAAAAATAAAAATATCAGAGAGATTAATGAAAAATATGACTTGGAAAGAGAAGAGTATGAATCAGATTTAGAAAAGAGAAGCATTGAATTAAAATTAGACACTATTAAAAATAATTCGGAGAAAGAGCTTGAATATAAACTTGATTTATTACTAAGGATGAATGAACTCTTGCGTGAAGAGGAAATCCGTGAAGCGGGAAGGAGAGGTGAAGATGTAGAATTGATTAATAAAAAATATGATGCAAGATTTTCATCTATAATTCAAGATAATATATCAGAGCGTTTAGGTTTGATAAAAAAGGGAACCGACCGAGAACTTGATATATTGGACACAAATTCCTTGAAGGAGATTAATGCTTTAAACAAACAATATAAACAAGGGGAAATAAACGAAAAGCAGTATAGGGATGGACTATATAAGATTACCAAAGAATCTGGGGAAGCAAAGTTAAAGCTTTTATTGAAAGAAGCGGAGGCAGAACTGGCTTTATCTACTGAACTGCCTCAAGAGAAAGTTGATGAGATTCAACGGAGAATAGATAAGATTAAGGCTCAGATTGAGGCTTTTGGCAATGACATGGATAATGATGAAAATAATCCGGGGAAACGATGGGCGGATGATTTTAATTCTGCTTTGGGCAATTTGTCTTCATCCGCCAATAAATATTTGGGTGATTCTGCCAATATATTTAATGCTCTGGGAGATATCATAGGAGAAATGACCGCAAAAATGGATGATGCAGGAGACAGTGTACTTAATTTTTGGGGCAAACTCGATGACAAAGGCAAATTATCCTTTGTATTGTCTTCATTTGCAAAGATACAAGATGGAATTACTTCTATTATGACAGATATTTATGATGCCAGGATAAAACGTGTGGAAGAGGAGCAGGAAGCTAATGAAGAAGCAGGTGAAAAAGAATTGGAGAGAATCGAAAAGTTAGAAAACTCAGGCGCCATTACTAAAGAAGAAGCTGAAGCAAGAAAAAGAGCGGCAGAACAAGCTACGGCAAATAAGAATAAGGAATTAGAGAAAAAGAAAGAGGTTCTTCAGCAGAAGCAGGCCAAATGGGAGAAGGCTAATGCGATCAGTCAATCTATCATAGCTACTGCACTGGCTGTCTCAAAGGCTCTTCCGAACTTGGTTTTAGCCGCATTAGTTGGAACATTGGGCGCTGCTCAACTTGCTACTATCATTGCCCAGCCCATTCCTAAATATGCTAAGGGTACAGATAATCATCCCGGTGGGTTAGCTATTGTAGGTGATGGCGGTAAGCATGAAGCTGTTGTAACTGACAGGGGAGCTTATATAACTCCTAACGTTCCTACTTTGATTGATTTGCCGCGTCGGGCAAAGGTAATTCCCGATGTAGATATAGAGAGACGCAGTGATTTCCTGCCTCCTTTTGACAGGTTGGCTTTGTATCGTAGTATGAACTTGCGTTCAGACATAGGTGCTTTGATGAAGGATGCCGAAAGGATGGGTGAGCCTATTACTGTAAATGTGAATAATGATTATAGAAAGTTGGAGCGTGAGATGCAGTCGTTAAACCGTTCGTTTGAAAAGATGGCTAAATACCAGAAGAAGGCTGCAAAAGAGGCCGAGCTAAGAAATATATCAAGTCGTATTTAAATCACCGTATAAAGGAGTACGAAATATTCGTTGTATGATATACACAGATCTTGATAGGATATCCCTCAGAAGATTCATAGATGTATTTTGTGGAAATTCGGACGCCGTGTGTGAAGGAGATTATAGTGAAGATGAAAAGCAGAAAGCGGCGTCCGGATTGGTTAATGAATATATGTCTATAGTTGGGAAGAAGGGAATATTGGCTGAAGTTTCTAAGAAGAATGAAATTATCAGCCTTGTGATAAAGATACAGTTGATGAACTGCTGCCGTTATCTTACTGAAGAGAAGGAGTGGTCTACGGTTTGTTTGATTCTTAATGATATGGGATATAGTCTTGATCCTAATGATCACAATAAGATATGCAGTAGGATTGAAGCTATTTTATCTAACAGTAGATTTCGGGTGGATAAGATCATGTCAGAACAATCCGACCTCCCTAAGTCGGCTATTATGGATAGGGATTACTTTGTGAGAGAAAGAGTGGCCGTAATGCAACATTTCAATATGCATATTGATCCGGATTCATTTTCCGCAAAGGAATATGCCTATATGGTAAAGAGGATGTGTGATGATGTTGATTTGCGTCTGAAATCATTAAAAAGAAAATAATATGTATTATAAATGTGAATTGTTAGTTGATGGATACTCGTATCAGGTAACGGATAATCTGGTCAATTGGGACGACATAACCACTTCTTTTAAGAGGGGGGATTATGATGGAGTCGTAAGATCGTTCTCTACAAAGTTTGAGTTTTCTAATGCTGCATACAGTCTGTTGAAACGTGTATTCCGGGAAAAGTATCTGCAAGCATCGGCTAGTGTGGTATTTTACACAAGAAATAACAGCTGGCTTTGGAATGAAAGGTTCCGGTGTTCGTTGGACTTCTCGACATTTCAAGACAATGGAAGTACTATATCTATCAGTGCCGTAGATGACAGCCTGGCCGCATTGATAAAAGCTAAAAAGGGAACGCAGTATGAATATGTGGTTAGCGAGCTTACAGAAGGCAAATACTTATACTATGACGGTATAGAAATGAATCAGAATGTAAGTTGGTTGGTTGCCGGGAATAGCATTGAGGATTAAACGGACGTATCGGTTGAGATACAGGCAGCATTAAAGTCCAAATACTTTCCGTTGGCTGTAAAATCAAGCGAGACCTCAATAGGCGGATATATAACCTATGGGGATACTTTTCAGCAGAACGTATCTGATGGTGGTAAAGACACTTTCCTTTTCAGGGCGGAAAGGAATATTACCTGCTTCTTAAGTGTCTCTATCTCGTTTAATGTTCCGGCAAATAAGGCATTGTCTATGACATTGGTAAAAATCGGAGCAGATGGGAATGAAACAGAGCTTACCAGAACTGTTATTAACGACGAACATCCTGAGACCATATTTATACTTTCATATATGAAAGATATAACATTGCTTGAAGGGGATTATTGTTTTATAAGATATGGTTCGGCATATAACATGACTTTGACTATCCGGGACCCTTATATTAGTCTAAATTGGGATGCAAGAATAATACCGGTTAACATTGATATAGTTACGCCTGTCAAGCTTCTAAACCGGCTTCTTCAAAGTATAAATGGAGGGCAGGAAGGAATTACAGGCGAGATCGCTTCAGGAGTGGACAAGAGGTTGGATGAATGCATGATAGTGCCTGCTGAGAGTGCGAGAGGTCTGAAGAATGCTAAATTGTATTGTTCATATACAAAGTTTGTTGATTGGATGAATGCGGAATTTGGGTTTGTTCCTGTAATAGGGGAAGACAAGGTTACATTTGTACATAGAAGTAGTCTGTTTTCAAAAAACATAGTAAAAAATTTCGGTGACAATATACGGTCGTTTGAATATAGCGTAAATTCTTCCTTGATTTATTCCCGGGTACGGGCCGGTTATGACAAGCAAGATTATGACAGTGTGAACGGACGTGATGAATTTCATTTCACAAATGAATATAGTACCGGAGTGACCTTGACTGAGAATACCTTGGAATTGATAAGTCCGTTTCGGGCTGATGCATACGGAATAGAGTTTTTGGTTCAGAAAAGGGGAGAGGATACTACGGATAGTGATAGCGACAATGACGTATTCTTTGTTAATGCAAGGCTTGCTTCAATAGATGGCGGATACCGTCTTATACGTAAGATAAATGGTGGTCCATCCATTTCCGGAGTAATAAGTCCCGATACAATGTTTAATGCTGTATACTCTCCACGTTATATGATAGAGGCTAACCGGAAGTTTATTGGTGCATTTACCAACACATTGGACTTTGCGTCTTCTGATGGTAACAGTGACGTTGTTATTGATGGAGTATCCGAGAAAACGGATATCCAGTTGACGGAAGGAGAGAGGCTGTTTACTGTTGGCGAGGTTTCAGTAGAGTCCGGAGATATGAAAGCTCCTGATGATCTCACAGGATTAATATCTATAGAGAAGGGAGGAGAAACATATCATGGGTATATTAAAGACGGTAAGTTTAATTACGGCCGTTCTGAAGCTGCTAAATATACTTTGATAGTAGAGAGTATAAAATAAGGTGAAATCGTTCATAATTACGTTTTTAATTCATATATTTGCTACGATAACACAGGTCAAGAGGCTTGTAACCCAAATTCGGACTAAAGGACTATGATTAAGATAGGTGATATATGCCCATTGTTCTTTTCGCCAGTTAAGGACAAATATGCAATCGATGTAGATTACATTCAGAGGTTTCATACAACTGATAAAATACTCCTGCAAATATTTGCGGATGACGGAGAAGTAGCTTCAGCCTCTCTTAACGATCTTATCAAAGGAACTTCTTCCAATATCCAATTCCAGACTTATGAGGTAAATGCATCTGTTATGATGTATTATGTCGTGTTTACTTCACTTCCGGATTCAGTCTATAGTATAACTTTTGAAAGGAAAGAATCTGAGCCATTTGAAGTATGTTCCGATTCCAATATCTTGGAAGAAACCGCATTGATTCGCTATTCACACAAAGATAATAATTCTGCTTTTGATAATATCTTCTGGATAGGAGATACTCAACAGGTATTCGAATGGAGAGTGGAAGCTGGGTTTAAGCCGGCAGGATATTCCGCAAAGATAGATAATGAACAATACCGCAATCAAAGACAAGAAATAGAAGAGTTATATGCTGTTCCCTATGATTCGTATGTACTTACAATAGGAAACTCGTGTGGTGTCCCGTATTGGTTCGGAAGGCATCTTAACCGGATATTGTGTGTGTCTATGTTTGATGTGAATGGAGAAAGATATGTAAGGTCCGAGAATTCTGTTCCAGAGATAAGTCAGGTTATGGAAGACAGCCAAATGTTTTTCGTGACTATTGCATTGGAACCACAGGAAAATTCTATTTCCGGTGTTGGCGGTGCTCCTGAGCAGGCGAGCAGCGCATCTATTGTCGGTTTTGTCGTAAATAACCCGAAGGAGGGGGAAATGTTGAAATATAAAGAAAGCGAAGCGGCATTCATAAATACTTCACGAATTTGACATGAAAAAGAATATAAGCAAAATACAATGGTTTGGTTCAGAAATTGAAAACGGGAAAGCAAAAGCTCCCGTCATTTCTCCTGATTCTATGTCGCATTTGGAAGGGCTTAATCAAGGAGAATTTTATATCTGTAATGCAGACGAAGATCCAGCTATATTTATACGTACCAACAAGGATAATGTAGTAGCGTTTAAGCTTGCTGCGGATGTTGACATGGAGGCTTTGAAAAAGGTTTTTCTCCGGAAAGACCAAAACGACACCACCCCCTACAAACTGACCATCCGTGGTGGCATTGAAACCGGTTGGGACCAATCTCAGGCAGAGCCTACCGCTTCTCTCTCTGAGGATGGTATATTAAACGCTGCCGCAGCTATATTGAAAGAATACATCTCTTCTCCGAAGTTTATTCCGGGATTTACAGGAGAAGGTGCCAAACTTTATAAGGACGAAGCCGGTAACTGGACTTTGGAATGTGACATCGTTACCGTCCGCAAGATGATGAAGGTATTTGAACTGATCATTCAGAAAATACGTTCGGTTAACGGTGCCTTGGTGATCAGCCAGAGCAACAGTAAGGTTGTAGAGGTGACGGAAGATGGCGAGTATTACGTCCTCGACTTCGGTGACGATCAGCCAACATTTCAAGCGCATGACCTTGTAAGACACCAAGTATTTAGCGGAAACGAAGTAGAATACTATTGGGTAGAGATTGATCGTGCAGAAGGCTCTAAGGTTTGGATTCTGAAAAGTGAGTTTAATGGCGTTGTTCCTAAACAGGATGACGAATTGGTACAAATGGGCAACACTCAGAATGTGGCCCGACAGAGCTTGATTTATTTATCTGCCGAGGAAGGCAGCCCACAGAATGAAGGTTTGGGTGAATATTCGTCTTTGCCGGCTACTGTAGATGATGAAACGCAGACTATTCATACTATATATTCCGGTACGGTAGATGGAAAGTATTTTAAGTCGGCCTTGATAGTTGCGGCTGACTTTAGTACAGCCAGCCTTAATTTCTACAAGTCAGCTTCACTCACTTCTCCCGTATGGACGAAACTAAACGCTACACCTTATGAATTTACCCTATTGCAGGATTTGTTCTACTGGAATGGCGGGTATGTCTATGTAGCTGATATTTACTCGACCGGGACATTATCGGCGATAGGATATTCTTCCGATATCAACAACTTGTTTGCCGGTGCCATGGCTGTAAGCGATTTGGATGCAGGCGTTAACTTCTACACCTATGAAAAGGGAAACATAGGTTTTGACGATGATCATTTCTACATCGGCTGGCGTGGAAATAAAAGCAGCAGGGAATATATGGTCAAGTTTACCATAGACAAGTCAGGAAATGTCACCCTGTATAAAGAGGATATGGTCTATACAAAGGCTATGCGTATCAGTGGAAATTATATGTTATCCTCAGACAGGCTATCTTTGGAAGTTAGGAATCTTAAGGATTCTCAGTTCTCCGTATATGACATAGATGATACCATGACTGATGCAATCTGCTACAAATCCGCTTGCTTCCTTGTGTTTACTTCAAAGAGCTACTATTCTATTGAAAATGGAAGTATAACGAAGAAGGAATATGATTTAGGAGGTAAGACAATAGGGACTGTCTCTAATAGCGCCTTAGTTAGCGGTGTGGTGTATGCTTACACTACTAAAGGCTATGTATTGACTTTTAAGGACGGTGCCCAGATAAGCACCCCGGAACTGTTTGCCGGTTCAGAGCAAAACGGAGAAGCCGGCCGGATTTTCAATGACGGTAAAAATGTGATTGTCGATATATCTACGCCTAACGCTTATTTTGCTCCTGTTGTCCAGCCGGTAGCCAACGGTCATCCTGTGATCGATATATTGGATGGGGTTAATTCAAAGACGTTTGAAGGGAAGCTGAAAACGAGAATAGGATATTTGGGAGGCATTACGGATACTGATTTCCCCGCAAGTTATCAACCTTCGGGATATGGTATATACTCTATCAACGCTTTCCTAAAAGGCATCTTCATCCTTCGCAACGGCAAGACCATCGAACAGGAGTTTGAGTCAACCAACAAAGAAATAGACATCGCCAAAACCGATGCGAAAGCTGCTCAGGACAGACTGAATACCTGGGCGGATGATGGTGTCATATCACCAACTGAAAAGACCGCGTTAAAGCAGGAAATGGAGGCATTAAAGGCAGAAAGAGATTCTATTCTGGCTAATGCAACACGGTATGGCATTGATACCGTTGCTTATCGGAATGCTTTCAACGATTACTATCATGTGCTTGAGACACATTCGGCAAGTGAGCCTGAAAATATACCGGTCAGCGCTTCATTCAAAACTCTTCAACAGGCTTATTATGACCAGCAGCGGACAATTATAGACGCTATCAATTCTGCTTCATATTCTTATGTTGGGGAAAAGGTTAAGATTGAGACTGATACGATTATGGAGGCTTTGCCCGGACAGATTACGTTGGCTGTGAAGGGTGAGGTGAGTAAGGTGAAGGTGGGGGATGTTAACTTATTAAAAAATAGTAACCGTACATTGAGCGGCGGAACTTATATGATAGGTTATTATTTGTATGATGTTAATTTAGTAAAGGGTAAATTTTATACGTTAACTCTTTGCTATCGTTGTTCTGATGCGGATTCTATTCAAGCATATAATCAGCCTAACTATGGACCGGTAGCCGTATTTAGTGGTGGAAAAGATGGAGAAGTTATAGAATCAAAGAACATAACTCCTTCATATGATGATGGAGCGTATTTTTATTTCTATAAAACGCCACAAGGAGACACCCCTAACACCTATGTTAAATGGGCTGTAATTACCGAGGGTGACATAGGTGTAACGCAGTGGATACCGTCTGCAAGCGAGCGAGTTGCAGGTATTAAGAACTTATGCTCTTTTAAACGTATTACTGATGCGGGATTTACATACGCAATGGAATACAAAGAGGACGGACACATAGGTATCAATTTAGGTGCTTTAAATGTAGAGTCTAGCGTTCCAGAAAAAGATATGTTCGGATTGGTTTATGACGATAGCAAACGCTATGTTTTGTTTATAGATGATGTTGATTACGGTTATGAAATTGATCCAAACACAAACACAATGTATATCAACGTTAAGTATAAAGATGGTACGTCAGAAGGTATACAATTAGTTGGCACAAAGCCATCAAAAGACTATATAATAACAAGCAAACCAGTTAAATGTATAGTAGGTACTTATTATGTTGCATATAATCCATTTGCAAGAATAGGACTTTATGAAACATATGAGTTAGTTTCGTGGAGCCCAGCCCCCGAAGATCTTAACTACATTGCCAAAACCTACACCGACTCAGAGATAAAAGTAACGAAAGGGTTAATTGAAAGCAAAGTCTCCCAAACCGATTTTGATGCTCTCGGACAGGTCGTATCCAATCAGGGCACTGAGATCTCTCAGACCAAGACGGATATTAACCTTGTATCAACGGTATCGGGCAATGCACGTTTGATTGCCCTTGCTATGAGTAAGGGGAAGATGTTGAATCGTGATCCGGAGTTTAGGAGCGGGATGAATGGCATTGGAATCTACAATAATAGTGGTAATGGTATGGTTGCAGTTGAAAGAGCAGCAGATATTAATTTGCCTAATCAATCCGGATATAAAATTAAAATTACGACGTCTGGGGCTGTAGAGCCGGGTTTAGGTGGGTTTACTTTTAGCACTGAAACACGCGCCAATGCTGTATTTATTACCCGGTTTATAGCATGGGTTCCTGTTGGATATAGAATTGAGTGGGCTACAAACTATACGGGTAACGGTGGTACATCAAAATGGCTCACCAACAATGTCGGGACTGGCGACTGGGAGGAATATGCATTCTATGTCAAGTCTGGTTCAAGTGGTACATTCTCTTCTACTAACTACTTTTATTTAGCGGGAGGTGATGGCAGTTTACCCGTCACCTGGTACCTTGCCTTTGCCACGGTCTACGATGCCGGCTCTATTGATGACACTCCTACAAAGGATGAATTAAAAACGGGAATCACTATTAAGCCGGGTGCTATCAATATATTCGGGAAAGATATCAGTATTGCAGGCATGGTTACTTTTTCCGGCTTGTCGGCATCCGAGCAGCAAAATTTCAAGGGTAATACAGGACCACAAGGCCCGCAGGGTCCCCAAGGTCCAACTGGACCTACCGGTGCTACTGGTGCTACCGGATCTATTGGTCCTATTGGTCCCCAGGGACCACAAGGATCTCAGGGGCCTAAAGGAGATAAGGGAGACACTGGTCCACAAGGACCTCAAGGACCGCAGGGATTCTTGGACGCTACCGCTATGCGTAACTTGCAGAATGATTTCGCAACGAAACTCGGATACTCTTCGTATGACCAAATGGCTTCGTATGCTACTCAGGGTAAAACAATTATCAATGGTGGATTGATTCGAACGAACTTGATAGATGCAACCGCAATCGTTACCAATGCCTTAGCGGCTGGTCGAATTACAACAGGAAACATTACGGTAACGAATGGTGCTCAAATTGGGTATTTTACGATTCAAGATAACGGATTGTATTCAGATGGACTATCTACTGTGATTACGATGAAAAATTCTTCCGGTCAGGTTATTATAATACCTCAGATGATTACTATAACTCGTAATGACGGTGGAGCATCTATATCTACATCAGGTAATAGCTATGTGGATTTGAACGGTACAAATATAAATCTTGCAGGCACCGTAGCAGTCAATATCAATAGTAAGTTGATTACAAATGGTATCGTCAAGATGACTCAGGGGTTAATATTTAGAACTCGGGTTATATCATCATCTATCGCTTTGGATAGTAGTGATTGCTTTGTTGTATGTACTAATTCTGGTAGTATAAATGTGACCCTTCCAGGATATCCAGAGGTTGGGCGATTTATCTATGTTCGTAGAAGGAATGGAAGTGTAACTATTTATGGTGGAACAAATAGTATTTACTCAAACAAAGTATTATCGTCAGCTACTTTAGGTAATAACTCAGACCTATTTATGTTTGTCTTTGATGGGACATACTGGATTTTAAATTATTGTGGAGTTTAATATAAATATATAGAGTATGAAAATAGATTTTAGAAAGATCGTGGTTAACGATATCGAAGGCAATGTCTTGATGAAAGAGGTTGAGAAGAGAGACTCTGAGGGCAACATTGTCGGGACGGAGAGAGTGATTGATTACAGAGACGTAAGCAAGGACTTAGGTAATGCTATTTATTTCAATGCGCGTGATATCCAGGAACAGGATTTAGGCCGGAAAATATATTTTGAAGGTGAAGTTGAAGTAGATGAATCTAACGTTGATTTGATTAGAGGATTATCAGATCAGATTTTCTTTGCTTATATAAAGTTTCCCCTCTTCAAATTGCTGGATTCAGCTTTGAATCAAAACAAAGAATAAACTTATTATAAACTTAAAATTAAAATGTTATGAACGAAGAGATTAAAATTGTAGCTACTGGTACAACAGAAGTAAATAGCTTTGAAGGAACTTCTTTAAGTATTCCAACCGTTAAATATTCGATCAGATATACTTCAATCAATGGTAACAAACAGTCGATATTTGTCGGTGTAACCGATAATGCAACAGAAACGGTACCGAACGCCGACGGAGATGGCACACATGAAGAGATTAGAGAGATGAAGTTGGGAGAGGTCCGATTTGACCCTGTTCCAACTCCGCAGATAACTACTATTAGTTTTATCTACACGAATGACTTTGAATGTTATATGTCTGATATCCGTAAGATCATTGACCAGATCACTAGTGATAAGTCATAGCATAAAAAAGCCCACCTCACCTTCACAGGCAAGATAGGCCACGCATTTATCTAGTTTTAATCTAATTATGTAATCTGATTACAAATGTAGTATTATTATTTAAAAAGACAAATATGCAAGACAAATCAATACATCAATTCTCTTCTGGTCTGTTTGCTCCTGTAGCCGGAAGTTTCGTAATGGAAGCTATAGAGCACATGATCCCATGGTTGATCACTATGTTCTTTGTAATACTGTGTGATTTGGCTACGGGATGCAGGAAGAGCTTGTTGATGGGTGAGCGCGTGAGGTTTAGTAGGGCTTGGCGGGCTACAATGGGTAAGATGGTTACCTATTTTAGCTTTGTAATCATGGTGGTGATGATAAACGAGGCCAGTGGTGGAAGATATAACATTGATATATTTGCTTGCTTATCTGTCTGCTTTATCGAAGGTTGCTCTATCATATCGAATATTCTTAAGCCCAAGGGCTATGATTTTAATCTGATAGTAGCTATTGGGTTATTTGCTAAAAAGGTATTCAAGATAGAGAAAGAAGATTTAAAAGAGGTGATAACTAAAAAGGAGGAGGACAAAGAATGAATGATATGAAAGTTCTAATTGACAATGGCCATGGCGAGAATACACCGGGAAAGTGTTCACCGGACGGAAGGTTGCGTGAGTGGGCTTATTCCAGGGAGATAGCGGATATGGTCGTTTTCGGGCTGAGAAAGCATGGTGTTGACGCGGAACGCATTGTGAAGGAGGACGTGGATGTTCCATTGTCTGAGCGTTGCAAACGTGCTAATAATATTTATCGCGATTCTCAAAAGAACGCTATTCTGGTATCCATTCATTGCAATGCGGCCGGTAACGGGACAAGTTGGATGAATGCCCGGGGATGGGGTGTATATGTCAGTGATAATGCTTCTTTTAATAGCAAAAGGTTAGCTTCTTCCCTGGCACAAGCAGCAATAAGTAAATGTGTGACAGTACGCAAACAGACTCCGAATGTGGACTATTGGGTGCAGAACTTGGCTATTTGCCGGGATACGAACTGCCCCGCTGTACTGACGGAGAACTTCTTCCAGGACAACAAGGAAGACGTGGAGTTCTTATTGTCGGCTGAGGGAAAGCGGACTGTGGCAAATATTCACATAGAAGGTATTATTAACTATTTAAATTCAAAGTAACATGGCTCTAACAGATTTAACTTTCAGCAAACAGGGTGAGGCTTATGTATGTGACCCTGTGCAACTTCAATCGGATGCAGGTCTTCATCTTGAATTTGCAAGTGAAGATAAGGAAAGAAATGGTGTCTCTCTGTTTCAGAGTATGACGAATGGGAATTATGTTCCTTTCGGATCATACAACTATGTGGGTAGCACAATAGATGTTGCTATTACAGGAGTGATCCCGGGCATGTATATCAAAGTGCAGTCTATCTCACAGCCTACTTTGGCTAAAATTCTTGTATCGGAATGAAAGTTTCAATCAATCAGGTAAAGATTAACCGCGTTGGCATTAACACGGCTCAGGTTAGGGGGATACGTTTGTCTTCTGCTGTTGCAGATCGTGGTCATAAGGTTGATTTTCCTTTCTCTGATTCCCTTATAGACTATTGGAATTTTGGAGGGAAATCCAATTTTGATAAGGATAGAACAACTGTAACAGGACTGTTAGGCAACGTACTAACAGCATATAACTTTGGATGGAATTTAATGTCAGGGTATGGAGGGTATAATGAAAATTACTTAAAGTACAAAAAGCCTGCTAATGTGTTCGTAACAGATGACCATAGTATTACTATAATGAATTTTGTTCCGGCCAATACTTTTGTCGCTTACCAATATGATACTGGTCATATAAAAGCTACTAAAGTAAGAGTAACTGGATTAACCGCGACGGATCAGCTTACTTATGAATATTCTCCTTCCGATGGAGGTAGTCGTGCAGTATTCCCAATTCCTGAAGATGGAGAATACGACTTACCTGAAAGTATTCAAAGTAGTTCTGGAACTGCGAGATATAATGTTGGTTTTGCAGTTAGAAATGCGTTGACTAAGAATGTAACAATTGAGCAAATTCCTCTATATGAAGGAGCGATTGTTACGGATGGTATTGACGATTATCTAAAGCTTGATAAGGTAGGGTATAAAGTAGGAATTGTTATTATTAAATATATTCCAATTTCAATACATGCAGGATGGAATACAGTATTTGATACCTATAACGATGTTTATGAAAATAAATGCTTGATGTTCTACAATGGATCTGTTGGCAATTGGGGTTCTACTATGAAGAGAAAAATTGTAAATGATTATTCTGTATTTGTTAGCGATACTCCTAAAAATGTAGATGTGCCTTTATATCTTGGAGCAAGGTATGAAAAAACAGTTAAAGATTATCTATCTATGGCTCTTTATAGTATTGCTATCTACGACAGAGCCCTATCTGATCAAGAAGTACAAGAAGTTATCAACTTCATCAATTACGGTACCACCAATCCGATATTTGCGCTGAACTTTGATAATTTCGCCTATAAAGCGGTTGATTATCCAGATTTTGCTACTGGCAAAGTTACAACAAATAAAATTGTTGTAGATAGCACAACTGAAACCTTTAATGGTGCTATTGCGGTAGCTATGAATCCTGAAGCAGATACCGGAGAGCCGATTGAAGTACCGTCTTACAAAATAAGAGTCACAGGACTTAATCAGTATAGCGTTGGTGAAGGTAATTGGGCAGTTGGATTAATGGGAATGATGATTGATTCAACTAAAGATCCTTGGACTTATCCTATATCTAAAGATGGAGTTTACGATATACCGGCAATTTCATTGAGTGATGGGATTTATAATTTAGGAATAATGGCTCAAATCGCAATCGACAAGCCTATTGAGATAGAAGTCCTCTACGATAAGAATGTCACAAAGAGCTTTCCGGAGAACAAACAAATATTCCCTTAAAATTAATAAGAAAGTTATGAAATACGTAATTGTAACAGTAGAATGGTGCCTGAATCACGGTGTTGTGGTCCCGGCACAAGCAAGAAGATCAGTTGACGGGTTGAAAGTTATCCTGCATGAAGATTATATTGATCCCGTCTTGAGAGAAGAAGATGCTATGACCTCGTACCGTCATGATTCCTCCGAGCTAAGGAGTATATTGAGCGGTCCTGAGTGGACGGTTCCACAAGAGGGGGTATTATGAAACGGTTAACATGTATCGTTTTGCTGATGTCTGCAATATGTTTCGCCGGATGTAGGACTACTCAATACGTGCCGGTTGAAACTATTAAGAGTGAGTATAAGACAAGAGATAGTATTCGTCATGATAGTATATATCAGCGTGACAGCATTTATGTAATAGACAGGGGTGATACAGTGTACACATATAAGGATCGGTATCTATATAAGTATTTATATCTTAATCGCATTGATACTGTGATTAAGACGGACAGTGTTCAGATACCTTATCCGGTTGAAAAGGCGTTGACCAGATGGCAGAAGGCAAAGATAGAACTTGGCGGATGGGCATTTGGCGGCTTGATATGTATCGCTCTTATTTTATTGTATATCTGCATTAAAAGGAAAGGAGGATAATATGAAATAATATTCTGATTTGCCGGTGGTAGAAGGCCGGCATAGGAAACACCATTAACAAACGCATTCTTTAGGGGCAAAGAAGTAAAAGAAAGCCTCACTACCCGTCATACGACTACCAATCAGAAACGGGCAAACATCGTCGGAACACTGTTAGGAGGCTTTCAAAGTTAAATAACAGTGCCTTCGATGTTTTGTTTTATAATCTAATATGTTCTTTAGCATGAAAATTGTTGATATGTATCAAAAGGTAGTAGCGGTAGTCTGTCAGACGACGGGAATAGACGAATATTCAATGTTTCATAGTAACAAAGAGGTCTGTGTTGATGCCCGATCAATACTTGTAAATGTACTCACAGAAAGGGGAATAACAGAAGGAGAAATATCATACCTTACCGGGCTAACTCAACAGTGCGTTAATAAACTCAAGAATAACTTTTCTATCCGCACCCGTAAATGGAGTGTCACAACAAATCTACAATCAGTTTACAACGAGCTTACAACGATATAATTTAAGTACAACGGATTTATCGTGTTCTTTGTGATGCGGTTAATATTGACCGTGTTATAATTGTATAATTAAATATGAGTGAAACAAAGACTTACGTATTCCCGGAAAGCGGGAGTGGTGGAGGAGGCAGTATGCTTGGTATGCTTGCCCCCTTATTGCAGAAAAACGGTCTTGACCCCAATTTGTTGCTTGCAATGAATAATCGTGGCGGTATGTTTGGTGGTGATGGCTCTTCTTTCCTTTGGATAATCTTCCTGTTTTTCCTGTTCCCATTGTTTGGACGCAATGGCTGGGGAAATAATGGAGATGGCGGAAACGGTGGCGGATTTGCTGGAGCCGGTATCCCTAACTTAATTAACAACGATGCAGGAAGGGAGTTACTTATGAGTGCAATTCAGGGGAACGGACAGGCAATCAACAATCTGGCTACTAATTTAAACTGTTCAATCGGTCAGGTTCAGAATGCTATCAATGGGGTGATGTCACAGGTGCAACAGGTAGGAAATCAGGTTGGTCAAAGTTCAATGCAGATTATCAATGCTATCCAGCAGGGTAACTGTCAGATCGCTCAACAGATTGCTTCATGCTGCTGCGAAAACCGTCTGGCGATCTGTCAGCAAACGAACACATTGCAAAATGCCATTAACGGTGTTGCGACTGGTCAGGAAAGAGGCTTTGCTTCTGTTGCATATGAAACTCAACGTCAGACTTGTGATCTGCAAAATTCCATCAAGGATAGCACACAACAGATTCTTGCCGGCCAGCGTGCGGCTGAAATGCGCGAAATGCAGAACAAGATTGATAAACTTCGTGAGGAGAATAGCACATTTAAGAGTTCTGCCATGACCTCTCAGATCGTCGGACAGGCAACGGCTCCTCTTGGTGCAGCTTTAAATGATTTGAGTGCTCGTCTTGCAAAAATCGAATGTAATCAGCCGGAAGTAGCGAAGGTGCCTTATAGTCCGGTTGTAGGGATTCCTTCTTGCGTTGCAGCTCAGTATGGTCTTTACAATGGTATTGGAGCATGGGGCAATTTTAATGGTTGGGGATAAAAGGAAGGAGGCATTATATGGCATTCATTAGTCCTTTTATCATGGCAAATAAGAATGGTATTCCAAGATTGGAAAGTACAGGTGTTACCGTAGGTGCTACCAACGTACGTTTCTCTTTCCGGAATCATCCGTTCCTTTCTGCTCCATTTAGCGGATTGATTCTGTTCCGTTTGGCACAGCCGATCCCTTCCGGTACTACCGGTACATTACCGGTAGTTTTTGATACCAACGGTGCTACTCAGGCACTGACTACGATCGCCGGTGCAGATGTTACTGCTTCGGATATTACCGGTACCGGAATTTATCTGTGCTACTACGAATCAGGTAGCAACACATTGCAAATTCTTACCGGGGTAGTTTAAAACAATGGGCGGGAGTAATCCCGCTCCTTAAAGAGTTTATTGATTATGCCTTTTCAGAATCTAAGAGTAAATAGTGAGTTTTTCATTTTGCATAGGGATGGTACTCCATATATAGAGGTCGGCTCCGTTTCTGGAGTGTCTAATCCTGTTCCTGAGTTTATGCAGCAACCCCTTCCTTATGGACAACCTCCTAAGATGGTGGTTGATATAACTATCAAGGTAGGTGAACAGACTGTTACCTTTCAAAAAATACCTGCCATGTCTGATATTGCTGATGCAAATTTTCCAGGTGGAGGTAATATGGTAATATCCGGTTCAAGAGAATCTATGAATGCGGAAGTGGCGGCTATGCGAAATCGTTCTTCTGAGATATTAGGAAGTGTCGAGCATCATAAGTCTGTGATGGAATCATGTGATAAAATGCTCCAGGTACTTAACCCAGAATTTGCAGAAAGACAGAAGCAGGAAGCGGAGAACAAAGCGCTTCGGCAAGAACTTAGCGAATTGAAAGCTATGATGGCTGATTTCTTTAAGTCCTCTGAGAAGGCTGCAAGTAGTAACAATTCTAAAAAATAACAAGTATGATGATGATTGAAATTTCCGAAAGCAAGGTCGAGAAAATGTCCGACTACGCTGAAAAGATGCTTCGCTACGGTGGTAAGCTCATGCAATGCATAGAAGAGCTTTCCGAGGGTGAGGGCATGGGTGGGATGAAGATCGTAGATATGATGACGATCGCTATTTTGACGAAGAAACCATGGGTGAACGCGGTGGTTATGGCCGAGGTGGTAATTCTAATCGTGGTGGTATGGGTGAAAGACGCGGTGTACGGGGTACCGGACGCTATTCACGCTATCGCTAATGTTTAATTAGGGAGTAGTTTATCTGCTCCCTATAACCTTATTAAGTCATGAAAAGAGAACCTCTGGATATAAGAGATAGAAGACCGGAAGAAATGGAAGTATATCTTTCGCATTTTGGATGGCATTTCAACAAGAAAATGTGTGAATTTGCTGTTTCTTTAATGGAATGGAAGGGTCAGAACGGAGAAAAAGAAAAACTGCCTGCGATGTCTAAGGACGAGGTGGACGCACTGTTAACTAAATACGGTGTAACTCTTAAAAATAAGATCGGTTATGACTACGTATATGTAGCTAATATGTGCAAAGCCGATTTTCTTAAATCATCTGTTCCGAACGAACAGTATCAAGCATTGTATGTAAAAGACACGATTGATGATCCTGACGCACCTGATGGAACAACTATGCGAAGATGGTATGTTACAATGATTGCGGCTGGAATACCTATAGAGTGGGACGAAATGCTTTGATAAATGATAAGGCAACGGTTTATACTATCCAAATATGACTGGAACTGCATGGTGTATTACGCAGTAGATACGTATTACACGGAAGAAATATTGGATTATATGCACTCTATCGGCTGCGACGGTAATATGCTCCGTACTGCGTACGATAACATAAACTCCGGCAACCTGAATACCGGAGTTACTTACTCTAATTTCGGCACCCGGGAAACAGTAATGGTTATTGCCCTTACTTCGTCCCCAAAGGAGTTTGCTAAATCATGGAGGCACGAATGTGGACACATGGCTACCCATATATGTCAGGCCCTCGGCATAGATCCGTACGGTGAAGAAATACAGTATATCGGTGATGATATTGTTGAAAAGACGTGGGAATATGCAAAGTCATTATTATGTGAGTGTGATTGCTGTAAAAACAAGGTCAAACATTTAATACGTTAATTCATGAAAAATAAAGAAATTAAGAAAGCATTGAAGAGCGATACTCCTATTAATAGTATGTATGCTCTTATTCCGGGTGGCAGGATGGGCGCTTTCAAAAAGTTTACTGCCCGTTTTGGTTTTACTGAAGAACGGATAAAATCAGTTCTTGACAATGAAAAACGATAAGCTGGACATATTGTTGGAACAAGTCGATGATCGGTACCATTCCGATTTTTGTAGACTTCTGTTGGTTATGTTATGGAACGTTTAGAAGAAATCTTTGACCGTATTATATCTACATTGATCGATATCGTCGATTCTGACATTCCGTATTGCGCTTTCTGTGCGATATTGGCGAGGGTGTATTGGATGTTGTGAAAATGTTCTATTTTTCATGTAGTAAAATTATAATCCCCGTAATTTTTCTGACTAATTACTTGATTTTAGTTCTGTTTTTCATCTTATGAGATAAAATAGGCCTTTTTTGATTATTCTCAATGTATATTTGACATTTCTGAAATTATTTATATTTTTGTAATGGCGATACAGTTTGAGGAAACGCATGAAAATATTAAGTATTTCCATAGAGTTGGGAATATGTAAACAGTGCCGAAAGATCCTCAAGCGTTCGGTACTGTTTTTTTATATTCCCATGTGTGAAGGGGCACATTACGAAAATTGTATGAATGATATTCAGATTTTCAAAAATGAGCAATTTGGCGAAGTCCGAATTGTAATGAACGAAAGTAATGATCCTTTGTTTTGTGCAAAGGATGTAGCGACTGCATTGGGCTATTCTGATACAGCTGATGCAATACAAAGGCATTGCAAATCAGGCAAAAAGGTGTTTTACCCACATGGCAATGGAATTGGTGGTACTAATATGGTATATATTCCAGAAAAGGATGTATATCGGCTTATAATGAGAAGTAACCTCCCTAATGCTGAACAGTTTCAAGACTGGGTGTGTGATGAGGTATTACCTTCAATACGTAAGCATGGTATCTTTGCGACCTCTGACTTTATAGAAGAGGCCCTAAATAATCCTGATGCCATGATAGCGGCTCTCACGAAATTGAAACAAGAACGGTCAGCACGCATTGAAGCAGAGAAGCAGGTAGCTGTTCTTACTCATGTAAATAAAACCTATACATGTACGGAAGTTGCCAAAGAATTGGGACTTAAATCGGCAATTGAACTTAATAACCGTTTAAAGGAACTTGGTGTGCAATACAAAGTTAATCAGACGTGGGTGCCATATACTAAATACGCTACTCTTGGCTGGTTTGATATAAAGCAAGAGGTTGCTGACAATGGCCATATTATCTACCATAGAAAGATTACCGGAATAGGGAGACAAGGTATCATCAATCTTATTAATCCTTAGTTCTTCAAAATATTGGCAGCTGTTGACACACTGTTTCAACATATTGTTTTTTCTTTGTTCGTAAGTCTTTGTATAATAGAGTGTTATTGTTAATTATCTTACTCCCAAACAAGGAGAAGGCAGCAGCACTTCGAATGTGCAGCAGAGCTTGTCGGCAAATATGAAAGTGAAAGTGAAGATGCGTCAGGCAGATATGCCTGCGGGGTTGTCTAATCTGTTACATCTGACGGCGAGCAATATGCAAGTAGAAGAAACTGAAGCTGAAGAAATAACGGAAGGAGGAAATAAATGAATAATGTAGCCGAACATGCCCGTGAACAGAAAGCCGGGATGAAGTGCCCGCAATGCGGAGCATTTATTGAGACATCGATCTTTGAATTATTGACATCCAATGCCTTGCAGTGTCCATCCTGTCACTTGCGTTTGAACATAGACCGCATGAAGTCGAAAGCAGCTTTTGACGCATTGCGGAAAGTTCAGAATGCGCAGGAGAATTTGGAGAGAAAAAGTAAGTTCAACGGTTAAACGGACGAGGCATGAAATTGACTTTTTTCAAGCGGATGGGGGAGAAGATCCGCCATCCGTTCCGAAAGGAAATTCCGAAAACAATTCTCGTTGTAGAAACTGCCCCTCAGCCGATAGCGGATAATACAACCGAAGCAACGGCAGAAGAATCTTCCGTCATAAGATCGGCAGATCAATGTGGGGAACAGGCACGTTATTTTTTACTAAGAAATAACAAGCCGGTTGGTAAACCTTTCAGTTATTATCATCCCGAGATACGGATCGTTCATGTCGGTAGTTTTGTAAATGCCTTTTTATTTTTCTTGCGTATGTGCGATCAGCGTCTGTTGACCTATCGCCAGACCGGAGAATATCTGCATTGTACAGCCGTTTTTCCGGATGAAAGCGGTAATTTGTATTTCACGAATAAAGTGACTTGCCGTAACAAGGAAAATACTGTTGCGGTCCTGAAAATTGATTATGTTGGCCTTAAGCCAAAAATCACTGAAATTAGATTTGAATTAAATATTAAAAAATGAAAGAGTATGAATCCTATATTGAATAAAATGGGCGCAAATGCCAATGAACAGAAAAAACTTTTGATGGAGTGTGTGTCAATGCTTGAAAAGTATGTGAACAGATTTCCGGCAGAAAAGGGATGTGCTTCATTCTCCGGAGAAGATATGAAGCTGTGGAAGGAAGTTTATTTTCCGAAACTTGTTCAGACGGATATTTTGTTGGACGGTAAATTTTTCTGTGGCACGTCGTCCGGTAATAGTGGTATTGGTACAGACGGTTGTTTTACCGGTTATGAATTTTTCCAGTTTATTTATCGTGCCTACAAGGCGCTTTATGAACTGGAAAAGGCTTCACAAATGAGATGATAAATAAAAAATAATTGTAATATGAAGACTATTAAATTAGGTTATGAAGGTGAAGAAGCTCTCTTGCTGTGTCGGGAGTTGAAACGCAATGGTTATTCAGTAAAGGAAAACCGGACTTTTACACAAGAAATGAAAGAGGCAGTTATTGATTTTCAACAGAAAAACAAGTTGGATGCTGATGGAATCGTGGGATATCGCACTTGGGAAGTTCTGTTCTTTACAGGGCATCCCATTACCGAACGTTTGACTGAAGAAGATTTTATTCTTGTGGCCCGGTTGCTCGATGTGGAAGTGGCTGCTTTAAAAGCGGTACAGCAAGTAGAAACAGGAGGGAGAGGAGGATTTTTTGCTCCCGGTAAGCCCGCCATCCTTTTCGAAGGTCATATTTTCTGGAATCAATTGAAAAAGCGGAATATCAATCCTGAATCGCATGTGAAGGGGAATGAAAACATTCTCTATCCCAAATGGGAGAAGGGACATTATAAAGGCGGTATGGGTGAATACGATCGTTTGGAACAAGCCCGTAAGATCAATCATGAAGCAGCGGATGCTTCTGCCAGCTGGGGGATGTTCCAGATTATGGGTTTCAACTATGCAGCCTGTGGAGAGAAGAGTGTCGACAGCTTTGTAAAAGCTATGTGTATGAGTGAATGTCGACAATTGGTGCTGTCCGCCCGCTTTATCAAACAATCCGGAATGCTTTCCGCTTTGCAAGCCAAAGACTGGGCAGAGTTTGCCAAACGTTATAATGGTCCTGCTTATGAGCAGAATCAATATGATAAAAAATTAGCAGCGGCTTACCAGAAATTTTCGTAGGACAATTATAACCTTTGAACTATCTCAATAAAATTTGAATTAAAAGAGAACTGTGGATTAAAAAAGAGTGGTGAACAAACTGTGAAGCTTGTTCACCACTCGCTATTATCATC